ACGCCTCCTGGCGTGACTTCTGGTACGGCTATCTCGTACTTGCAGGAAGCATCGAACCAGTATTTGACGCCGCAGTATCAGAGCATTGAGGCTGGTGTCGAGAAGATTGCTACGCAGACTGTGGAGTTGTTTGTGCAGTACGTAGACCTTCCCCGCAAGATTCGTACCATTGGTGCTGACGGCGCTTTCGACACAATGCTTCTTAAGGGTGCTGACATTGCCTCTGGAACTGACATTCGCATTGAGTCAGGCTCTAGCTTTGCCAAGTCGAAGGCTGCCCAGGAAGCCCGTGTGATGGACATGTTTGCTGTCGGTATTATCGACCAGCCGGCTGCGGCTCGCATGCTTGAGATTGGTGGCGTCCAGAAGATTATGGACACCCTTAACGTGGCAGAGCGTAAGGCTCAGCGTGAGAACATCAAGATGAAGATGCTTACCGAGGAAGATGTTGAAGCGGCTCGCATGGAAGCTATGGACGAGATTATGACTCAGTTGCCTCCAGAGGCTATGGAAAACCCTGAGATTATGATGGAGATTCAGAACATGCCAGCGCCTGCTGTGATTTCTGTTGACGACTTTGACATGCACGAAGTTCACATTGAGACGCACAACAAGTTCCGTATGTCTCAAGAGTATGAAATCTTGCCGGATGTTATTAAGGCTCAGTTTGCTGAGCACGTGTCGCAACACGAGCAGGCTATCCAGCAGAAGATGATGGCTCAGATGATGGTGGGTATGCCGCCCGAACAAGGAGCTGAGGGTGGCTCCCAAATGGGTCCGGGTGCTATGATGGCACCTAACGGGGCTGTACCAGATATGGCTCCTGAACAACCACAAGGAGTATAACCATGCCCGCATTTGACGTTATTGCTGATACTACGCCTCAGCTTACTCCCCGTGTGACTCGTCACTACGGGCGCAAGACTGTTACGCAGCTGAAAGCTGAACTACAAGGTCTGAACGCCACGGTATACACCGACGCCGTAGTCAACGGTATGACTTACGACGACCTGGTGTACGCGGCTCAGGTCACACCGGACGTTGAGAGCCCTTAATTCTCGGTGTGTAACGCATAACTAAATACAGTACAATTAAATCCACAATAGCTAGGGCCTCACTGGGAGGTACGGCGATAAGGAGAACAAGATGGACGAAACTACAGGTACAGAGATTGACACATCACCGGAAGTGTCGGAATCTTCAGGGCCAGTAGGGGAAACAACCGAGCAGCAAACCTCTGGAGACTCAGGGGGGAATCCTGCTTGGGATTCATTGCGTTCAAAGCTCGACCCTGTTAGCTTCCACAGCATTGAGGAAGACCTTAAAAGCTTCGATAAGAACGCTGAATCGCGTATCTCTTCGTTGAACCAGCAGCTCAAGCAGTACAACGAGCTGGGTTCGCCGGAGCAGTTACAGAACTACGCGATGATTGCTTCGAGGCTTGATACGGAACCTGAAGTTATTTATAACGCTTTGGGTGAGTTCCTTAAGCAGAATGGTCGACTACCAAACACTGAGCAAGAGCTTCAGGATGCGGTAGATGAAGAGGAAGCTACAAACGAGTCAGAGTCACCAGTTGACCCGCGACTTGCACAGCTGGAGCAGCAGCAACAGCAGATGCAGGAGTTCCTTGCCCAGCAAGAACAGATGCGGATTCAGCAGGAAGCTGACTCAGCACTCGAACAGGAAATCAACGAACTAAAGCAGGCTCATCCCGAGTTTTCGGAGGATGACGTGCGTGAAGTTTTGATGCGGGCGGCATTTCAACTTCAGAGCAGCGGCAAGACAACGAAGTTGTCGGATGTTGCTCAAGAGTACGTTGATAAAACAGTAAACCGAATTCGCGCAGTACCGCGACCAGGAGATTCTGCCCCTAGATTGCTTCCCACCTCGGGAGGCATGCCTGGAGGACAACAGGCAAAACCGCTCGGCCAATTGTCACGAAGCGATGTGCAAAGCCTCATCGCCTCATCAATTGAGCAGGGCAGGTAATCTAAAGGTTTTATCTCCTTTCAACCCCGAAAGGAAATGCAATGACCGCAACACTCGCAACAATTGAGTCCTACCTCAAGGAGGTGTACCAGGGTCGTATCCGCGAGCAGCTCAACGAAGAAATCGTTGCACTGAAGCGTATTACTCGCAGCGGCGCTGGTGTAACCAACGAGGTGGGTGGAAAGTATGTTACTTTCCCAATCCACACCCGTCGTAACAGTGGTATTGGTTCTCGCTTTGAGAACCAGGCCCTTCCCGTACCTGGTCGGCAGGGACACGCCGCCGCCCGCGTCGGTTTGAAGTATGCTTACGGTGGAGTTCAGCTGACTGGTCAGGCTATCAGCCTCTCCGACACCGATGCCAAGGCTTTCGCAAAGGCTTTGGACAACGAGGTCGAGGGTCTGAAGAACGACCTGATGAAGGACATGAACCGTCAGATTTACGGTAACGGTAACGGTGCCATTGGTGTCGCTACTGGCTCCAACACTGGCGCAACTGTTCCTGTCGCTGACGCACGTCTGTTCCAGATTGGTATGGTCGTTGACACCCAGACCGGCACCACCGTTGACAACACCAACTTGGTTGTTGCTTCTGTGTCGTTGGTTCCTGGTGCTAACACCGTTACCTTCACCACCTCTCCCGGCACCGCTATTGCCTCCGCAGACATCATTGTCCGTGCAGGTTCTGGTATTGCTGCTGGTGGAACCAAGGAACTCACTGGTCTTGCTGCCATCGTGAGCGACTCTGGAACCCTCTACAACATCGACCCCTCTGTCGAGCCCGAGTGGAAGGCTTCCGTTAGTGCTAACGGTGGTACTCCTCGTGCCCTGTCTGAGGCTCTGATGATTCAGATGACGGACTCCATCCGTACCAAGGGTGGTTCTACCTCCCTTATCCTGCAGTCGCTCGGTGTTCGCCGTTCGTACTTTAACCTTCTGTCGCAGCTGCGTCAGACGGTTAACACGCAGGAATTCACTGGTGGATTCTCCGGCCTCGCGTTCACTACTGACCGTGGAGAAATCCCCGTCGTAGCAGACGTCGATGCGCCATTGAACACTCAGTGGTTCCTCAACGAAGACGCGATTACCTACTACCGCGATGAAGAGTGGCACTTCCTGGACAAGGATGGTTCCATGTGGAAGCAGGTTCGTGACTCGAACGGCGATTATGACGCATACTACGCTCGTATGGTTGAGTACCACGAGCTTGGTACTGACCGTCGTAACAGCCACGGTGTCATCAAGGACATCATCGAGGCTTAAACCCCCTCGCCATAATGATGGCCTGGCCCTATAATGGGGTCAGGCCATCATCTATTTTGGAGAGTTATGAAATACGAGTATTCTTTTTACGAGACGAGTACCCCATTGGGCGAAGGCTATTCGTTAGACGATTACCGTTATACGTTCTATAAGGGCAACCGCTATTTTGGTGTGGAGCAGGAGTATACGGTTGAGGGTGGTACGGCGGGTACTCAGCCTACTTTTACTGGTGCCCCGCTGTTTTCAGGCCATTATGTAATTCTTGGCAGCACTATTTTCTTTGATATTCAGGTTGATTTTGACAACATCACAAGTTTTGGTACGGGGCAGTATTACCTGACGCTTCCGTTTGCGTCTAAGTACGGCGTTATGTTTAGAAGTGGTTGTTTGCACGATAACGATACTGGGCGGGAGTATCACATTTCTGGTCACGTAGATGCTGGTTCTGACGAAGTTCAATTGTTTACGACAGATAGGGCCGGTAACCGTATTTACGACTTTGCATTTGAGCAGGGTGAACCCATCACTCTGTCGACAGCAGATAATTTCCACATTTCTGGGACGTACATCGTCGACGACACCCCCTAGGAGGCCCGGTGGAAAACAAGTTTCTTTTCTACAAAAGCGCCTCAGAACTTCCTGACGGCTTAACCCTTGCCGATTACGAGTACGGTTTTTACACTGAAAATGCCGGCAAGGAAATACTTACTGTCGAATTAGACGAACTTACTGATGGTGACGCGATTGTTTGGGACGAAACTGAGGGTCAGTGGGTAAATAGGGCTGGTGGTGGGGGCGGAGGCACTCCGGGTCCGAGGGGTAAATCTGCCTATCAAGTTGCTGTCGACAATGGTTTTGAGGGTACTGAAGAAGAGTGGTTGGAGTCTCTTGTGGGGCCTACAGGTCCTGCGGGCGCTACAGGCGAGACTGGGCCCGCCGGGGAGCAGGGTGAGCCCGGCCTAGAAGGTCCCCAAGGCCCGCAGGGTATTCAGGGGGAAACTGGTCCACAGGGCGCTCCTGGGGCCACCGGAGCTACGGGCCCTCAAGGACCGCAAGGTGAGCAGGGTATTCAGGGCCCCACTGGTCCACAGGGCGCTACAGGGGCTACTGGGCCGCAGGGAGAGACTGGCCCACAGGGGCCGGAGGGCCCAGAAGGACCACAAGGGCCCGAGGGTATTGCTGGACCGCAAGGTCTAACTGGCCCGCAGGGTGCCACTGGCGCTGAGGGTGAGCAAGGCCCTCCTGGAGAAGTTGGCCCCCAGGGCCCTCCCGGACCTACCGGCGAGCCTGGACCTACTGGTGAAACTGGTGCTACGGGCGCTACTGGACCTACAGGGCCGGAAGGACCTCAAGGACCCCAGGGTATCCAAGGAATTCAGGGAGAGACAGGGGCTACAGGAGCGACTGGTGCTACCGGACCGCAGGGGCCACAAGGCGACCCTGGTGTCGTAGCAGCTACTGAACCTCTCGCATACGACAGTGAAACGCAAACGGTGAGTTTGGGGGCGGTTACTTGGGGGCAACTAGCTGGAGTATAAGCTAAAATACAGTTATGGAAACTTACCTAGGACAATCCCCAAACGTATACAACCCTGACCTTAAAGAGTTTGTCAGGGAAGACCACATGCATTTTGCCCAGATTCTCAAGGATTTAAAGCCTACGTACAATCTGGTGTACATTCCGGTTAAGGACCGCACAACGCCGGAGGAAAAGCAGAAGCCGTGGGCCATCCTCGATAAGCCGGATAATCTGCCTGAGTATGTGGTTCGGTACATGTCTGAGGAAGAAATGAAGACTCCTCACAAAATTATTGCTTGGCTGTTTGAGGGCGACGTGGTGCGCCACGGGGCCGATAACGTGCTGCGACGTATTGAGGCGGAGGAGAACGCCAAAAAACTTATGGATTTGAAAAGACAAGAAGACGAGTTAGAGGATAGAATCGAGTACGGTGCGTTCCTTATTAGTGGTGGACGGAATAAGTTGCACACGGTTAAACACGACGGAAAGAAGTTTGAGCGATGACTTACAGTCCCCCCACTAAGACGGTTGGTGATGTTTACGCCCAAGTTAAGCGTGTGTTTGGGGACGAGTCAGGTGTACAGCTAACTAACGACGATATTGCGCGTTGGATTAACGAGGCGCAGACGGATATTGCTACGCAAAACCAAGTGTTGCAGGCTACGGCTACGATGAATACGGTATCTAACCAGGCCACTTATAGCCTTGCCGCTATCAATCCGCCCATTGATTCGATTGCGTCTATTCTGCTTAATGGCCGGCGTATCGGTAACATCCCCATTTCTCAGGCTGAAGAGTCTATTTCGTTAGCAGACCCCGAAGGCCTGGAGATTGGTGCCCCGCAGTTTTGGTATGAGTGGGCCGGCCAAATTACTTTTTGGCCAACTCCCGGCCAGGTGTACACCATGCTGCTTCGTTACACGGCAGAGCCCACCCTTGTTACTACTACCACTACTGACCTTTTGTCGGTGCCTGACGAGTGCTTCAGCGACGTCTGCAACTATGTTTTGATGCGTGCCTACGAAATGGACGAAAACGCTGAAATGATGGCAGTTAAACAGGCCGAATACAGCAGCAGTGTTGCCGAACGAGGCGAAACGGAACGTCAAGCCGCCACCATGACATACGAGACAACCATCACGTTTGAGCTTTACTAGGAGCAACCATGCCAGGTGCACCCATACAGGTTGGTCCGTTTATTGGTGGCCTCAACACATTCAGTGACGCTACGGCTATTGCCGACAACGAACTTACCGTTTGTGAAAACTTTGAACTAGACCTGGACGGCTCTCTTAAATCACGCCCACCAATCGAAAACCTTGCAATCAATTTTCCATTGGATACCACAGGCAACGTGGATTTCTTGGGCAATTACTTTACTGCTTCTGGCCAGTCTTATTTGATTGCTTCTGACGGCAACACTAAAACCTACTATTTTAACGGCACCGCATGGGTTCTTATTACTAACACGATGGCTGCTGCCGGTTTTGTGCAGTTTGATGACAAGGCGTGGCTGACAGCCCCTGTCGGTTCCGCTAACCCTGGTGGTTATTGGGAGCCTGTAGGTGGTTTTACTGCCGACAGTAACATGCCTAAAGGCGAGTGCATTGTCACGTTTAAAGAGCGCTTGTGGATTGCTGAGGGTAAAGACAGCACTAACCAAGGCACCCGGTTGTATCGTTCTAAAACTTTGGCCGACCCGTCCTTGTGGGTTTCTAGCAACGACTTTGTAGACATTGGTTCTGGTGACGGCCAAAACATTGTGCAGTTGGCGGTGTACTTCAACACGCTCATTATTTTCCGTACTGAATCTACGTTTGGTTTGCAGTACACGTCTGACCCTGCGGCTGCGGTTGTGTCGTTGATTATCCCCAAGGTGGGATTGAACTCTAAAGATTCTTTGACACAGTTCGAGACTTACATCTATTTCATGTACGAAAACAAAGCGTACGAGTTTGTGAACAACCGAGCAGCACAAATTAACGTCAAGGTGCCGTTTACGTCAATTAACACGACAGGTGTTTACTTGCCTTACGCGGTGTCGGAGTTTAACCAACGTATTTTGTTTACGTACTTTGACCAAGTATTTGTGTATAACTTGCGTACACGGTCTTGGACGTTGTGGAAGTCGTCCGTGTATGGTTCGCTGGGCCAGTTTTTTACACGCTCTAACACGCAAGATAAAAGCATTGTTTTGGGGCATAAGAACACGGTTGTTCCCGCCGGTGGTTCACGTGTCGCCCCGTTGCTACAAATTACTGACGAATTTGCTTCTGTCCAAGAAACGATGGAATGTAAAATTCAGACCAAAAACTTTAACTACCAAGCTAGCGCTATTTTTAAGCGCCTATTTTGGTGGGGTTTGGACGCCACCTTTAAGGGCACTGTCGTAGGCACGGCGGTCCCTATCAGCCAAAGCTTTACCGTTTCCTGGCAAACCCTATTCGACAACGAAACCTGGAACTCCATGTTGCAGTACACGTGGGGTAGCCCCCAGTCCGGGTCGCCACCTATCAACACTACGGTTACCGAATCTGCCGTGACATTCCGCCGCGTGTTCGTAAAGTTTCTCAAGTCGCTTCGTTTCCGACAAATCTTCTTCCGCGTAAGTTTTACTACCAACGGTTCCGCGACAGAGGCACCTGTTAGACTATTCTCACTAACAACGTACGTAAATCCGAAGCAAACAGTGTCCAAGGAAATTTCGTAATGAACAGGTACAGGCCCGAATTTAGTGGTCCCGCCCAAGGAGGCGGTGGCTTTAACCCGTATGCCGCAGGAAAAAAGCATTATGGGAGTGGACGGCCCATGCCTACTGTTGGTAAAGTAACTGATAGGGCGGGTTACAAAGAACGTGACGTTAAAGCTGCCGCTAGGCGGGATGCTTTGCTAAGGAGAATTGCGTAATGGCCTCAGAAGTGTGGGATACAAAGAACCCGAAGCCTAAGAGCGAACGGAAGTCTTTGTCGTCTGCGCAGAAATCTGAGGCTAAGTCACGCGCCAAGGCTGCTGGCCGTCCGTACCCCAACCTTGTTGACAACATGGCAGCAGCCAGAGGAAACGCCATTATGAAAAGGATTAAAAAATAATGTATAGAGATGCTTCTAGCATGGGTAACCGTCTCGCTCCCCAGCGCAATAAGTACCAAGAGGACAAAGAGATGCAGAAAAAGGCACGTGAGCGTGCCATGATGAACCGCCTGTCGTCCATGCCTGGTAAGGCTTCTTCTTAAGGATTAATTATGCCCATGGATACCCCCGCACCCGAATATGACCGCAAGGCTTCTGCCGAACTTCGTGGCAACCGTCGGTCAAAAACTATGTTGCCTCCTAGCCGGACTATAGGTGGTCGTATCCCTTCACCTCAGCAGAGTTACGATGTTGAGACTCGCAGCCAAGCTATTATGAACCGCCCTGAAATGATGGGGCCTGAGGTGGTCGATTCCGAGTGGGGCACAATACGTCCTGGCATGTCTCAGGAAGAAATTGATATGTATAACAAGCCGCAGATGGATATTAACGATGCTTTCTTTGGTCCAGAGACTCGCGGCATGACGCTTATCGATATGATTATTAAAGCGATTCAGGATTCTGGTCGTATTCCTTCGCCGGAAACGAGGTAACCGATAATGGTAATGGTCCCTATCGGTGGTGGGCAATATGTGCCCTCAGGTCCTCAAAGGACTCAGGTTCCTCTTGGCGGTGGCCGCTATGTTGCTTCAGACGCACCAAGTCCCAAGCCAGCTTCTACCGGCTCGCGTAACACTCAAGCCCCCGCCGCCCCGACAGTGGTTCAGCCGCGTGCACCACGCCCAGACATTAATTGGCGTGACTCCGCTTTTAACTCACAAATCGCTTCTATCCAGCGTGCCCTACAGGACTTTGAGACTGGCGCACAAACCCGTGGCGAGCGTTACGGACAAGACTTTTCGACAGGTCTTAGTCGCCTAGGTTACCGCCCCGCCGAGGGTTTCCAGGCGATGCCTAACATTTTGGAGCAGCTGAACCAGCCGCAGGCCATGTCTGCAATGTCTGCTATGGAGGGCGCTGAGGGTGTTGGGATGGCAGCACCGACAGTATCTGTGCCTCCTGTCGCGGGTGCTTTTGACATTGAAGGCCAGTTTGACCCCTACACCGCCGCGGCTCGTGGAACTCGTGGGTTGCGTGACGAGTTTGCTGGCCGTGGAACGCTTCGCTCTAGCGACTTTGCCCGTACTTTTGGCGAGTTTCAGAATCGTCTAAATCAGCAACTTGAATCAATGGAAACT